TAGTGTAGTTACTCTACCCATAGTATAACCCATCCACCTATTTGAATGAGGGCATATATCAAGGTAATAGCTATAATCAAACGAAATAGCTATCTTATCTACGTGTATTACTTCATCTAGGTATTGATAGCAGTTAACTAGATCTTCATACGTTTTACCTTGAACAACGCCAATACTTTTACAACCCTTAGGTACTTTATCTAAATACTTTTCTTTCCACTCTAACGCATTATCCATAGTACCTAAAGTATCTTCCAGTACATCAGGGATAATATATTCAGTTGGTTTTAATTTATTAATCCAATAGCAAAATTTCTCTGAATCAAACGCTTCACCTAACTCAAAGATAGAATTGTCTAGTATTACCTTTCTACCTTCCTTTAACGAATTTTCAAAATAATTATAATAATCTGGTTCTGTCTCAAACAAATGTACTAACGCATAATCATAATCATTAAACCTTTTAGACTCTTCTAATAGACTAATAGGGCATTCATGACTAATTAACATAGATCTTTTTCCATTCAGAGTTAAGAGTTCTAATTTCTTGAATTACATTATAACGAGTACTCTTATCTAACTTAACTATTTCGGTAACACCTACAATCTTTTCTTCCAACCAAAAGTTTTTAGGATACTTAGCTTTAAGTTGCTCTTCAGTAGCCTCAATCACCGATTTATCAGGATGATAGGCGGTACAAAGAATACGAATGTCCCATTTGTTATACTGCTCAGGCTCATAACGAAATCTATCCGCAGCATCTTTGTACCCTGTATAACCGATCTTAAGAAAACTATCTCCGTTTACTTTATCGGTAAACTCGGCTAAGTAAACCTTAGCACCTCTCATATATCGTTCGAACATTATTTGATCAACGTCATAAATTCAGCACGCGCTTCAGGCTCATTTCTAAAACATCCACCTAGCTTGGCTGTATAGGTATAACATGAGTAATCTTCTACACCTCTAGAGCGTACACAGTAATGCGTACCTTCAATTACTACAGCAATATCTTCTGTCTCAAGAATATACGCTAACGCCCAGTACACTTGTTCAGCAATACGTTCTTGTACTTGAGGGCGGCGGGCAAAATATTCTACAATACGATTAAGCTTAGATAGACCTAATACTTTACCTTTAGGAATATAAGCAACATGAGCCTTACCATCACTAGTAACAAAATGGTGCTCGCAGTTAGACATCATAGTAATGTCTTTCTCGATAACCATTTCATCGTACCCCATCTTATTCTCGATAACGGTACACTTAGGAAAGTTCTCAGGTTTCAATCCCCAGAAGATTTCGTTCACATACATTTTAGCTACACGCTTTGGTGTATCAATTAACGAATCGTCTGATAGATCAAGACCTAATACCTCCATAATAGAGGTAAAGTACTTTTCGATCTTATTGATCTTAGTCTTATCTTTTACTGAAATTTTATCAGTAATAGTAGGTGTATGAACACCTTTCTCTCTCAAAAACTCTTCTACTTTATATCCTAGTTCAGGATCTGTTTTACCTAATTGTAGTGACATTTATGTTCCCCACTCGTTTTTAAATAATGGTACTTGAAGTCGATCTGAATATCTCCAGCCTTTTTTCATAGCTAATTCAGCCACCTTCCTATTGTTCATATGATAGACCGATTCAACACCACCTACTGGCATAAGGTATACCGGTCCACTAAATCCTGCATTCTGATATGCAAATACAGCCTGCTCTGCTTCATTAGCATCTTCTTCAGACGCAACTACAAACTTCAAATAAGTATAACCTATCTTTTCATATTCTCTAACTACTTCGGGCTTAATAGCATCCTCCCACGTTTCACCTGATACAGATAGTTTCGGTGATACCGAGAAAGTAACCTCTTCATAAGCAAACGAGTTAGTAAGAAACTTTCCAAACTCTTTACTTAGTTCTTGAGTACCGTTAGTCTCAAAAGTAACTTCTTTAAGACCTAACATGAGTCTATGACTAAGTAAATCGGGATATGCTTTTTGCCAACCTAGTAACGGTTCACCACCTGTAATGACTAAATGCTCCTCTTTCCATCTTTTATGTGGAAGCATTTCGACAATGGTTTGTGCAATTGTTTCAGAGTCTGAATGTGTTACAAATGATTTAAACTCCGGATAAACTGAACTATAACTATCACAACCTGTTTTAACTAATGGTAGTTCTTTGAACATTTTATAATTACTAATGTTTTCAATAATTGCCTTGACTTCAGGATTTGGTCCATCTATTTTTTCATTTTTATCTATTCCAAATTTTTTGCAGCGAAAATTACATCCAAACGTTCTTAGAAAAATGCTAGGAACACCTTGATATCTTCCTTCACCCTGAATAGAGTAGAATAGCTCTGTATAATGTAATTTACTCATGTTTATCCTTAATGTAAAATCCTAGGTCTTTTGTATATTTTCCACGCCATTCTTTAGGAGTTCTTCTTCCTTCAACATTAAGTTGAATATTATTCAAACAATATTTTTTTAACGAATTAGCATTTGTTAAAACGTTAAAATTTCCTTTTTTTCTTTCCTGCATTCCTGCTTTTATCGCACCCATCCATGTTTCAAATTTACCCCAGGGTGTAAAAATAAAGTATTTTGATTGATAATTATTACCACCGGATAACTTTTTTCTTCCTTCTATAACTTTATCTGTAACTTTTTTTGTACCTCTCATTTTTGAAGTATCCTTTATCTTCCAAGTCTTCCCGGTCTGATCATTTATCCATCCCCCATCACCGCCTTTAGTCATATTGTACTCAGGTTCTAATACCTCTATCCAATATCTTTCTCTTTCATTTAGTTTTTCTCTTGTAACCTTACCAGTATTTTCAAAAACGTATATTTCAAATTCATCTGGACCATATTTCTTTATAGCATTGTATAGCTTAGTATTATGCCTCTTATAATCCGCTAAATGCCGTTTCCATCTCGAAAAGATATCAGCTTTCTCTGTTTTTCCAATATATTCCTTACCATTAACCTTATTAACTATCTTATAAATAAACATTAAATGCTCCTATTTTAAAACACTCACATTTATTTATAGAAAAGTGAAGGATTTAATGATCCGAAATTAGAATTATTTTTGACATTTAATTTCCTAGTTATTTGAGTAACAGCTGGGAGGACAGCTGAATCACCTGGCAATAATATAATATACTATTTATTCGAAGTCATCCACAGGTTCTGGATTATTCTTAGATTTTTTCTTTGGTTTAATATTACGTCTTTCTGGATCTACCGTATCCATTTGTTTACGGGCTAGTTCCATTAGGTGAGTTACTAACTCATCACCATCTTCAGAATGTGCTACTAATTGATCGATGTCAATATTTTCTAGTAACTTATATTTCGTTGCTTGTTGTTTCTTTTCTTTTTGAATTCGTCTTACGAATGCGTAGAAAATAATTTGTGTATAGTAAGCAAATGGATTAGTTGAACGAGTTGGATCAAACTTTTCTACAGCAGTCAGACAGTTTTCAATACCATCTGAAATCATATCGTCTTTAAACGTGTAGTTAATAAAGTTAGCTTTGTAAGATAGGTGTGTAGCAATTTTTAAGAAACATTCACCAATATAATTACTTACCTGTGGTTTTTCAAGCCCGTTTGCTTTGGCATAATCTACTTGCTCTCTATACTCCACCAAGGCTTGAAAAAACTTCTTGTTGTCTACATAGTGAGCAGGTTGTTTAGTGGTAGGTTCTGTCTGCTCTTCCAATTCTATCATCTTCATCTTCCTCGTTGTCACTTCCTAATACTGTATCTAAAAAATCTTGAAAGTCTTCATCTTCACTAAATTCACTGGCATCTAATAGTTCAGTATCTAAGTTAGCATATTCTTCTACAAACTTCTTATACTGCTTGAAGGCTAACTCTTGAACGTCTACAGCTACTACTATACTGGATACAGGAATTTGAACTACATCATCGATAGACATTTTAATCCAGGGTTGTAGAACATACGATTCTATTACCATAGAGCCACGAGGAAACTTTATAGTTCCTACTTGCACTGGATCAACACAATCTAAAAACTCTTTACCTTTAAAAGTTTGGCAATCATCATCTGTAGTTACAATTAAATTCTCACCGTTAATTAACTTTAAGTATTTGCAAAACATTAAATGGTTACCTTTACCAGTTTATAATCGAAGTGCTGGTCATTATAAATTCTAATTCTCTCGATCATGTGATGCAAGGTAAAGTTCTTTCTCGATTTCCACGTCATATCATCGCCAATATCATATAACTTACATTCTACCTTTTCATCACCTCGTCTTAAACCTCGACCTATAGACTGTAGATTTCTGATTCGAGACTTAGTAGGTGATGCAAATATAATATTGTGAAGGTTTCGTATATTTATGCCTGTGGAAAACGTGCCATAAGAAGCTACAATTATAGCATCATTCTCTTGTTCGGTAATCTTTCTAATATCTTCTCTTTCAGATGTATCGGTACCTCCATACACAAAGAACACTTTTCTATTCTCACTCTTAGACTGAATCATATCGAACAAGAACTTACCATGCTTTTCTACATACTGAAATAGTACTAGAGTATTACCTTCTTGTTTAAGAGCTAAGTTGCGTATAAACTTATTCCTAGGTTCATAAGATACTAAAAAATCCATCTCTTCTTGATACTTTAGATCTTTGTTGTTCTTTTTTATAGCATCATCGTAATCTAAAATTACTCCAAATATTTTTAGATTAGCTAGCTGATTTTTATCCATCAGCTCTTTAGTAGTAGTGACCTTGTATACAGGTCCAAATAAACCTTCTAGTACTAGCTTATGAGTTTTAGTTCCATCTAGAGTACCTGTAGTACCTACTCTATATGGAGTCTTAATTAACTTATGCATAATACTAGTTAAAGACTTAGCTTTAAAGTTATGTGCTTCATCTCCATATACTACTTGGAAGTCTTCGAAGAACTTTTTAGGTAAAGTATATACCGATTGCCAGGTAGAGATTACTATAGGTAAAAGATTATCTTTAGAGTACCCAGAGTAAATACGTGAACAGTTATAGGATGCTTTCCAACCATTGTTTTGTGAATAGTATTGGAAATCACTATACATCTGTTCAACCAGTGATGTAGTAGGTACTAAGACAAGTTGCTTACGACCGAACTTTTCATTCCATCGCAGTAAGCAATAGATAATTAGAGATTTACCTGAACCGGTAGGGGATAAAAGAAGTCGACGACCATCAGCAATAGCTCGATATACTGCATCTACCTGATAGTCTCTTACAGATTCATTACCAGGTAGTGTAATGTTAAGTTCGTCGATAAATTGTTTGACTACCTCTAAGGTAACCGAGTCTGCTGTAAGCTGATATTGTTCATAGTCAATAGTATAACTATTAGACTCAGCAAAATGTTCTAGATATTGAAGTAAACCTACGTATAGTTCTTTTGTAAATAATGACAGGAGTCTAATTTTTCCATCCCAAGCCTTATTACGAAATAAAGGATGAAATTTTGCACCTGGTACATCAAAGGTAAAATGATCAGAGACTTCTTGTAAAACGGACGGAGAAGCGTCGAGTTGTAAATATACATCATTCTTTTTTTTAATTTTTATAACTTCATTCATCTCTACGCCATTTATCAATTATATATCTTTTTACAATTTACATCATACCGTTAGAAAATTTCATATAATCCACGGCCGTTTTTATATCCCATGTACGAGAGTTAATAGAACGAAGAATTTGTTCTAGAGTATAGATTACTGTCTTAAAGTATTCTACTTTATCTTCTAGTTCGACTAAATGCTGATCACATTGTAAGAACTCATCCATCTCATTCTTTAAAGGTTTATTGCCCTGCCATTGTTCCCAGCCATTACTTTCCAACTCACTTTGCGTCATTTCACCGCGGTAGTATCTATACTTTAACCGTCTAGTATTATAGTAGTCAGACTCAGCTTTCCTTAATTGTAGTTTAACTTTGGAAAGATAGGTAAGATATTTTGCATGAAGAGTAGGAACTCTAGTTGACTCTCGACCTAAATTAGTCTCATCAATTCTAGAGTCCTGCTCCCACATTTCCTGGATCTGTGACAGCTTCATAATATAATAGAGAGATTATTCTACCGTGTCAGGTAAGTCTAGAGTAATAATATCTTCTTTCTTAATCTCTGTAGGTAGAGTTTGTGTTGGTTCGTTCCACTGAATAATCGCTTGAGGATTACCCTGGAAGCAGAAGTGACCATAGTGGTTAAGCGAGATAGAAGGATCTAACCAAATATCACCGCCGATTTCTTGCCAACGACGACAGAAGGTATAGTCTTCAGATAGATAACGTCTATCTACTGGATCAATCATCGTATCAAACAAAGCATAAAAATGCTGATCGACCTGACTGTTATTGATCTGAACATCGTTATTGTATTTGAGTTCAGGGTATGCTTTGATAAGCTTCATAATAGCTTCACGCTTAATCATCATAAAGCCAGTACCAGCATCATGTAGCTTAATCAGACCATTTTCTACTGCAATGGTTTTAGTCTCTTTATCTAAGAACTTAAAGTTAATAGCATAATCAGAACCAAAAGCAGCAATCTCTTTATCGGTGAAAGTCTTCTCACCATTCTGAGGTAATTGCATATTGTCTTTAATCCGCTGCCATGCTACACCCTTCTTAGGATATGCACCTACCACTACATCTTTATCATGCGCATATAGCTTAAGAATATCTTCTACCTGAAACTCAATATCAGCATCAATAAACAGTAGATGAGTATAATCGGAATTTAGGAAGTAAGCTAAAAGTACATTACGTGCACGAGTAACTAATGACTCATTAGCAATAGTACCAAAGGCTAGAGGTAGTTGATGACCATTGAAGAACGTCATCGTTTTAATTACAGACCTAAAGTAAGGTTCCATTAGCTGACCACCGTAGCATGGTGTAGCTACAAAGAATTTGTTTTTACGAACCTCGTTTAGATCAAGCTTGATCTGACGTTGAGTCATTGACATAATATACTCCAAAAAGTTAATTATAAAGCTTCAATAGTAAATTGTATATATTTAAATGAAGCTATGGCTACGAAATAATCTACAGTTGAACTCGTCACTTCGAAGTCTAACGCTTCAACTGATACAGGGAA